TTTGGTCGGAAGGTTAAGAACTTAATTGATAGCGAGGAGTTTCGAGATGTCTTCCCTAATGTCAGTCTTGCGTCAGACGCTAAAGCGAGTGGTCGATGGAGTACGAACGGTGGCGGCGAGTATTATGCGGTGGGTGTCGGTGGCGCTCTCGCGGGGCGCGGCGCTGACCTTGCGATTATCGACGATCCTGTCTCCGAACAAGACGCGCTGAGTGCGACTGCGTTAGATAACATTTACGAGTGGTACACCTCTGGTCCGAGGCAGCGTTTACAGCCCGGTGGTTCGATTATCATTGTTATGACGCGGTGGTCGATCAGGGATTTGACTGCGAAGGTTTTGGCGAAGCAGAGTGAGAAGGGTGCGGATAAGTGGGATATTGTTGAGTTTCCTGCGATTATGCCGTCTGGGGATCCGCTTTGGCCTGAGTTCTGGAGTTTAGATGAGCTTGAGAGGGTTCGATTATCATTGTTATGACGCGGTGGTCGATCAGGGATTTGACTGCGAAGGTTTTGGCGAAGCAAAGCGAGAAAGGTGCGGATAAGTGGGATATTGTTGAGTTTCCTGCGATTATGCCGTCTGGAGATCCCCTTTGGCCTGAGTTTTGGAGCTTAGACGAGCTTGAGAGCGTTAAGGCGTCTATTCCTGTAGCTAAGTGGAATGCGCAGTATATGCAGAACCCGACTGCGGAAGAGGGTGCGATTATTAAGCGTGAGTGGTGGAACATTTGGGAAAAGGACGATCCGCCTACGTGCAGCTATATTATTCAAAGTTATGATACTGCCTTTAGTAAGGGTGACAGGGCTGACTATAGTGCGATTACGACTTGGGGCATTTTTCATTACGATGAAACGCGAGAGGATCACATTGTGTTGCTTGATGCTGTTAGGGGGCGCTGGGAGTTTCCAGAGTTAAAGCAGCAGGCGCATGATTTGTATGAATTGTATGAGCCTGACATGGTTCTTGTGGAGCAGAAGGCGAGTGGTATGCCGTTGACGCAGGAGTTGCGTAGGATGGGTATTCCTGTGACGCCGTTTACGCCGAGCCGTGGCGCGGACAAGTTTACGCGGATGCATGCGTGTGCGCCTGTGTTTGAGAGTGGTATGGTGTGGTGTCCTGACACGAATTTTGCTGATGAAGTTATGGAAGAATGCGCTGCATTTCCAAATGGTGAACATGATGACTTGGCGGATTCGATGACTCAGGCTATACTGCGTTTTAGGCAAGGTGGTTTTATCACTACTCCGAGTGACTATGACGACGAAGATGAACTGGCGTTTGCACGTCGAAAAAGGGAATATTACTGATGCACTGCAACACAGGAGCTAAGAAAATGATGTATGGTGGGAAAGTTAAGAAGATGAAAAGTGGTGGTCTTGTTGGCGGTCAGCATAAGTTGGACAAAAACAAAGACGGCAAAATCTCTGGCGCGGACTTTAAAATGATGGAGTACGGAGGAGAAGTTAAGAAAATGAAGTACGGCGGTCAGGTCGGAAAATGCAGAGGCGGTGGTGCAGCTATCGCGGGAACTAAGTTTACAGGATGTAAATAATGGCTAAAATCGTTATCAACATTGACATGGATGAGCTTAGGTCTGGTATCAACCAAGTTGTTGATGACGATATGTATGAAGCGGAAGAGGAGTTTGTTTGTCCTCTTTCGACTCAAGACGCAGATTTAAACGATAAAAACCGTGAGTATGCCATACAGGAATATGCTTACGGTCATTCTGTGAAGAATTGGGAAAAAAAGAAAGAAATCTGCGGAACCTGTGAATACTACAACATTCGCTCCAAGATGCTTGATTGCATTGAGAATGGCATTGGAATGGATGAGGGCGACGAGGTTGGGTATTGTACTAAACTGGATTTCACCTGCATGGCTGAGAATGTTTGCAATGCTTGGGAAAAAGGCGGTCCTATGACTGACTTTGATGACATTGACGAACTGGAGCCACTTGAAGGCAATGAGAAGGACATTTTCTAATGGCTATAGAACGCGGTCTAGGTGCGGGTGGATTGCCCGAAGAACCAATGGTTCCACAGGGGCCAACATTTGAGAATGTGATTGATTTGGCTGCACAGCCCGGAATTACTGAGTTTGATGACGGTAGCGCCGTTGTGGGTGAGTATGAGGAGCCTATGGAGGCTCCTGTTAGCGTTCCGTTTGATGGAAACTTGGCTGAAGTTATTGACGAAGCCGAGTTGGGTTTGATTTCATCTGATTTGGTTGGTTCGATTGAGGATGACTTGTCCTCTCGTGAAGACTGGGAAGATACATACAAAACTGGCCTTGAGTTTTTAGGGATGAAGACTGAAGAGCGCACAGAACCGTTTGAAGGGTCTTCTGGCGTTATTCATCCATTATTGGCTGAGTCTGTCACACAGTTCCAAGCGCAAGCGTATCGTGAGTTGTTGCCTGCAACTGGACCTGTTCGCACGTCTGTCATTGGTGCGCAAAATGAAATGCTTGTAAAGCAGTCTGAGCGCGTTAAAGACTACATGAACTATATGATTACCTACAAGATGGAAGAGTACGATCCAGAGTTGGATCAAATGCTGTTTTATCTTCCTGTCATTGGTTCTACGTTTAAGAAAGTTTACTTTGATCCGCTAAAGCAACGCGCTGTTAGCAAGTTTATACATGCTGAAGACTTGATTGTGCCATATGGTGCAACTGACTTGGTGTCTTCTCCGCGCATTACGCATCGAATTTCGATGGATTCTAATGAAATCCGCAAGATGCAGCTTGTTGGCTTTTATCGTGATATTGATCTGCCAACTTCTTCTGAGGGTAGTTCATATGAAGCTGATGAAGTTGAAGAATCAATTGATGATATTCAAGGCGTTCATCCTAGCGGACCATCTGAAGAGTTAACACTTTATGAAGTTCATACGAGCCTTGATATTCAGGGCTTTGAGGATATGGGGGTCGATGGTCAGCCAACTGGCTTGAAGTTGCCTTATATTGTGACGATTATTGCGGATTCAGGCGATGTTTTGTCTATTCGCCGCAATTACACTGAGGCTGATCCGATTAAGAGTGCGAAACAATATTTCGTACATTATAAATTTCTGCCCGGTCTGGGGTTCTATGGCCTTGGCTTGACGCATATGATTGGTGGTTTGGCGCAAGCCTCTACGTCTATTCTGCGTCAGCTAATTGATGCAGGTACGCTCTCCAACTTGCCTGCGGGTTTTAAAGCCCGTGGCGCTCGTATTCGTGATGAAGATGCTCCTCTACAACCGGGTGAGTTCCGCGATGTCGATGTGGTTGGAGGCACCCTGCAAGGCTCTCTGATGCCCCTCCCCTTCAAAGAGCCTTCAGGGACGCTTTATAACCTTTTAGGCACTCTCGTGGACGCAGGACGCCGCTTTGCGTCTATGGCTGACTTGAAGGTTGGTGAGATGGGCGGTGAAACGCCCGTTGGCACAACGATGGCGATTATGGAGCGCGGAACAAAGGTTATGTCCGCGATTCACAAGCGTCTTCATTACTCACAAAAAATTGAGTTCAAACTTCTAGCCCAGATTTTCGCAGAAACGGTGCAGGCATATCCATATCAGGCAGATATGCAGATGGGTCCTGAGATTTTTGTGCAGGATTTTGGACCTCAAATTGATGTTTTGCCAGTTTCTGATCCAAACATCTTTTCGATGTCGCAGCGAATTGCTTTGGCGCAAACTGAGCTACAGTTAGTTCAGTCTAATCCACAGATACATGGTGGCCCACAAGGGCTATATGCTGCTTATCGTAAGATGTATGAGGCACTGGGCGTAACAAACATTGATGCGATATTGCCGCCTCCTCCACAGCCTCAACCAGTGAATCCATCAAAAGAAAATCAAAACGCTCTTATGGGCGCTCCTTTGCAAGCGTTTCCTGATCAAGATCATGAGGCGCACATTGAAACACACATGGCGATTATGTCCACACCTGCGATGCAGTTGAATCCACAGGCTCTTGTTACACTCCAAGGGCATATTCAAGAGCATATTGGAATGCTTGCAGAAAATCAGGCACAGCAGGAAGTTATGTCTCAGATTCCACCAGAGCAAATGCAGATGATGCAGCAACAAGCTCAAATGCAACCTCCACAAATGGGACCTCAAGGGCCAATGCCACAAGATCCAATGCAAATGATGATGATGCAATTTAAGCCTCAAATAGATGTAAGAGCCGCGCAAATAGCGGCGGACATGACAGAGCAACTTGTGCAGGCTATGTCTCCAGAGGGCCAAACGGAAGATCCGCTAGTGGCAATCAGGCAGCAAGAATTGCAACTGAAGGCCGCAGATATGCAGCGTAAGCAAGGTGAATTTGAAGCACGTCAGGAGATGGAGCGTGAGAAAGAGCGCAATGATGTGTTAATCGCGCAGCAACGTATTGATGCTCAAGAAAAGGCTATAGATGAGCGTTCCCGCGTTGCTGAAGAACGCATTCAGACCCAGAGAGATATTGCTGCGGTGAATGCCCAAATGAAAGGACAGTAAAATGAGTTCATCTGTTAGGGAGAAAATAGTTGAGCAGATTCGCGCAGCTAAAAAAATAGCAAGGGAGGCTGAACATGCCATTAAAGAAGGGGTCAAGTCAGCGAGTGATAAGCTCAAACATATCGAAGCTGAAGGCAGAGGGAAAGCCGCAAAAACAAGCAGTAGCGATAGCTCTAAGCCAAGCAGGAAAGTCCGAGCGCGGACGGAAAAAGGCCACTTCGTCAAAGATGATCCGAACACCCCAGAAAACGAAGCGTGGGTTGAAGAAAAGCCAAAGCCAAAGAAAAAAGCCCCAGCCAAAAAGAAAACCAGTAAAAAAAGCTAACGGTGGGGTGATTAGCAGGTTTAGCAGAATTGCTAGACCCCAGAGATTCCAAGGTATTTTCTGATTTTATGGTAATTATACTTGTGCTTTCCAAATAATCGCATACTATATGCGGTATGGACGCACTAAATCTTGCAGAATATCTCTTGAAAAACATACGTGAGCGCGATGTGCGTCTAAAAGACAAGCTCGCGGATGGTTCGATACAGGCTTTTGACGAGTATCGGTATATCGTAGGCGAAATACGCGGAATGTCCTACGTTGAACAGGAAATCAAAACCGCGATGAAAGGCATAGAGTACGCAGATGACTAATAAGTTATTTGTGCCAGATCACGTTGCAAAGGCAGCGAGAAAGGCAATAAAAGAAAACGCAGAAATGCCAAAACCTATAGAAAATGCTTTTGGTAAAGGTGCGGCAAATAAAAACGAAGATGATCCATCCCAAATGGAAACATCTGCACTAGAGAGATTACCACAGCCAACAGGCTATCGTGTTCTCATCATTCCCTATTATCCAAGTGCGCAAACAAAAGGCGGTTTGTACGTTCCAGATCAGGTTCGTGACCGTGAAGCCTTTGCGACTGTAGCTGCTTATGTGGTTAAATTGGGTCCAGACGCATACAAAGATTCCCAAAAGTTCCCAAATGGTCCTTGGTGTAGTGAAAAGGATTGGGTTCTTATAGGAAGATATGCTGGAAATAGGTTCAAAGTGGAAGGTCTTGAGGTTCGTATTATAAATGACGATAATATTATCGCAAC